AGGGTATGAACGATAAACTATACATAGTGTGGGTTGAAGAATGATTAATGACGGTAGCAAAAACTATTCGGATAATACCTTGACGCTGATCTATGATGGTGAAACTGTATCTATCCAAGAAATTTATGATTACTGCAAAAAGAACCACAATGTGGAACCTATTGCGTTTGAAATTGAATCTCCCAACGAAGGCTTCGGTGGCTACCCAAATCCTGGTACTGTCTGTGTTCAACTTCCAAGGAACTGAAATGAACGGACAAATTAAAAAAATATTTGATAAGGCTTGTCTTGGATCCGCACATCTGGATGAGTTAGAATTCTGTGAACATTTTGCTAAATTGTTGATACAGGAATGTGCCACAATTGTAGAAAACAGTAAGTGGAATTTACCACGTGATCATAAGGCAATTGATCAAGCTAATTTGATTAAACAAAATTTCGGAGTCGAAGAATGATTACTGACGGTAGCAAGAACTATGGGGATAACACACTGACGCTGATCTATGATGGCGAAACTGTATCCATTCAAGAAATTTATGATTACTGCAAAAAGAACCACAATGTGGAACCTATTGCGTTTGAGATTGAACCGCCCAACGAAGGTTACGGTGGCTTCCCCAATCCTGGTACTGTTTGGGTTCAACTTCCAAGGAATCTAAATGACTAGACTAAAGGATTTTCTTTTTACCGCTGGGGCGGTATCCGTTGGAGTGATTTTCGGGATGTACCTAAGTATCCTGACTCTAATGTTTCTTGAACAATTTAACTAACCTGAGGTAATTATGATTACAGTAAAAGAAATTCTTGAAGTTGTTAATTACAATATCACTAATCTTGACCCATACCTTTGGGATTGCTACGGTAATGGTGTGGTTACAATATCAAGTTCAGACGATTGTCTGATGTCAAAGTTTTCCGTTGATATTATCTATCAACCTGTCAGCGGTGAAGTTTTTGAATTGTCGGTTCATGATTTTCTTCGTAACCGAGCGTACCGTATTATCAACCCTGATTATAGACAATACTATCTAGATGAGTGTGAAGATCGAGGTATTGATCCACAAGAAGCATGGGATGATGTGGATTATGTTGACCTTGATCTGAATAGCGACTTCTTAGAGAAAACCTATGCGATCATCAATGGTGAAGATTACGATGACCGAGTTACCCTTGAGTTGACTATGTCTGATGAAGATCTTCTGAAGTACATGAAGGTTGCCCATGAGATGAACATTACCTTCAACGACTTAATCAATCTGGCATTAACCGAGGCTCTTGAAGCCAATAAAAAAGATTTGAGCTTTCCTTAAACATAAAGTATACTTGATTATTGATAAGGTGAATAAATGATTGATGAAATTTTAAACACGCTCGCGGGTAACGCCTCAAAGAATTTCAAAGTTGAATTCTTAACAAAGAATAAAGACAATGAATTGTTGCGCGAGGTTATCCGCCTAGCAACTGACCCATTTACGCAATTCTACATTCGTAAAATTCCTCAGTACGCTCAATCGCCAAATGAAACCCAACTGACGTTAGATGAGGGCGTGAAGCGTCTTTTCGAATTGTCATCGCGGACGCTGACGGGTCATGCGGCAGTTGATCATCTTCGATCAATTCTTTCAGGATTATCTGATGCTGACGCCAAGGTCATCGAACGAATCATTAAGAAAGACCTCCATGCTGGCTTCGGTGCGTCTACCGCCAATAAGGTTTGGCCGTTTCTGATTGCTGAGTATCCCGTGATGCTTTGTTCGCCGTTTGATGTCAAGCTGGTAAACAAAATCAAATTTCCCGCTATCGCCCAAAAGAAAGAAGACGGCATGCGCTTCAACGCAATTGTCCGTGGCAATTCTTGTGAGTTCCGTAGTCGTAACGGTAAAGAGATTCAGTTGCTGGGGAACCTTGAGCAAGAGTTTATCCAATTGGCTGCTGGAACGGATAGCGTGTTCGATGGTGAGTTACTTGTGGCTGACGATGAAGGTTATATTCTTGATCGTCAGACGGGTAACGGTATTTTGAATAAAGCAAACAAGGGTACAATCACAGAGAAAGAGGCTAAACAGGTTCATGCTCAGTTGTGGGATGTAATTCCATATGTCATGTTTACTGACGGGTATGCTCCATTCAGCTATGAGTCACGCTTTGCTAAACTTCAGAACAAGACTATCCCACCTAAACTCCACATTGTTGAATCAACCATTGTGAATTCGCTTGAAGAAGCTCAAGAGATTTTTGAGAGTTATTTGAATGATGGGTTTGAGGGTATTATTCTGAAAGACAAGAGTGGCGTCTGGGAAGATAAGCGTTCAAAGACTCAGATCAAATTCAAGGGTGAAGAGGAATGCGATCTGCTTGTAGTTGGAACCACTCCACATAAAAAGAATCCAGCCATGTTAGGTTCATTGATGTGCGAGTCAGCTGATGGTATTCTAAAGGTATCCGTTGGTTCTGGATTCACAGATGCTACTCGATCATTACCAGAGAGTTTCTATATCGGTAAAATTGTGGCAGTGAAATATAACATGCGGATTAAAAATAGTAAGGGTGAGCAGTCTTTGTTCTTACCTATCTTGATTGAAGTCCGTGAAGATAAAGATGTCGCTGATACAGCTGACTTGATTAAATAAGGAATAATATGTTTGTATTTGATATTGAAACGCTATCGACTTCTTCCAATGCTGTAATTTTATCGGCTGCGATTATTTACATTGATACCCCTAGACCATCCTTTGAGGACATGTTGAACAGTGGCCTTGTGGTAAAGTTTAACGCCGAAGATCAGATCATGCGCCTCAAGCGCAACGTTGAACGAGATACAATGGATTGGTGGAGTAAGCAACATAAATCTATTCGAGATTTCTCAATGAAACCCCTGGATACAGATTTGCTTGTTGAGGATGGCGTTGATTTATTGTTGGACTATGTTAAACAACGAACCCGAAAGAATATTATTTGGACTCGTGGTTCCATGGATCAAACCTGTATTGATGATCTGTGTAAGCAATTAGGCAAGGAACGCCTAATGCCATACAACACATACCGTGATGTTCGCACTGCCGTGGATTGTCTGACTGGATCGAAGAACGGATATTGCGCCGTTGACTTTGAGGGGTTTGAATCGTATAACGTAATTAAACATAATCCGTTACATGATTGCGCGCTCGATGCAATGATGTTATTGTACGGTAAAACTGTCTAGGAGAAAAATAAATGAATGAATATGACATTACTATCAAAACTATTCAAGATTTCTTTGGAAAGACCAGAGAAGAAGCCATAGTTTGGTTTGATATATACAATAGGAATGCCGCCGAGTTTTATAATAACATATATGAGGAAAATAACTAACCGACCCAACTGGCCACTAAGCCAGTCTTCACATGCTCTTCATGGAAGTTGGAATACAATTTGATTTTTGTTTCCAACTCCATGGACAGTTCCCCATTATCTGCCTCTGAAACTGGGAATGTGAAATAGTGAGTCTTATTACCCTTATACGATTTCGCTCCAAGGTAATCAGTACCAAGATCCATGATTGAATCCAGCGCATCCTTTAGTGGAGTTGTATTGCTATTAAATAATTTATCTGGTAATGATATATACCCCTTGACTTCGCATCCTGGAATTCTATTCAGGCTGATCCAATTTATTCGCCCTCCTGGTGTTTGTGAAATACCAGAGAGTAGATTGATATGAAGAATTGATAACACAATACCATATAATGATTTTGCGATACCCTTCCCTCTGTACTTTGTATCCACGGTAATTGTGTCTACCTTGTACGAATTCTTCATGGGAAATGGTTCCCAGCGTATCAGCGTCAACTCACCAATCACCTTACTTCCAGTTTTCTTATATGGATCAATTAGTAGAATGATTGGATGGGATTTCATTGTTATATCATACATCAATCCAGCATTCCCAGGTAACCACTTCGCCTTTGGGAAAAGCATACCATCGTAATTACTCAATGTACCAGAACCCGTAAATGTCTTTGCGCCTATTCTTGAGATCTCGTTTAATTCGATGAATTCTTTTAGGGTGATCATTTGAGTTTACTTTTAATCCAGTGTATGGTATAATTATTTATACCTTAACACTTTTCAAGTCAAGGATTTTATGTCAGAATTTTATACAAACTGTTTTTTGCGTGGCGAGAAGATTTTCGTTCGAGGTGTTAAGAATGGAATTCCATATTTAAGTAAGGTTGACTTTCAACCAACCATGTACGTTGAGAGCGACAAGGATCAACAAACTCCATGGCGTAGTCTATACGGTAAGAAAGTATTTGAGGTGAAGCCAGGAAGTATCAACGCAACGCGAGAGTTCGTTGAGCAATACAAAGACGTTCATGGGTTTACAATTCATGGCAACGACAATTTCATTGCTCAGTATATCTCTGACAAATACCTTGGTAAAGAAGTCATTGGTGACATGGATCATATCAAAACCTTGTCCATGGATATTGAAACGGAAACGGAAAATGGATTTCCGGATATCGTCACAGCCAATGAAAAGGTTCTTCTTATCAGCCTACAAGACAAAGTAAGTAAGGCTATCACTACCTTCGGATGGAAGGATTGGAGTAAGACTCGCGATGATGTAAACTATATTAGATGCGTGGATGAAGCGCACATGCTCAAAGAGTTTATGATCTTCTGGCAAAATAATTATCCAGACGTTGTTACGGGTTGGAATGTAAACCTATTTGATATTCCGTATCTCGTTCGTCGTATTGAAAAGGTGATCGGAGAAACGTCAGCATCAAAACTATCCCCATGGAATATCATCAAGGAAAAGGTTGTTGGTATTCAGGGGCGTCAACACATCTCGTATAATATTGCTGGTGTGGCAATTCTTGATTATCTTGATCTGTATAAAAAGTTTACCTATACAAAACAAGAATCATATAAGCTGGACTACATCGCTGAAGTTGAATTGGGTGATCACAAGAAAGCAAATCCAGGTGATTCATTTAAAGACTTCTACACTGATCACTGGGATCTATTCGTAGACTATAACATACATGATACGGTTCTAGTGGATAAGCTAGAAGATAAGATGAAGCTGATCGAGTTGATTGTTACCATGGCCTATAACGCCAAGGTAAACTATGAAGACGTGTTCAGTCAAATTCGCATGTGGGATGCGATAATTTACAATCATCTCCGCGAGGGTAATATTGTAATTCCCGCTAAGAATAATTCACATAAAGATGAACAGTTTGCCGGAGCATACGTTAAAGATCCAATCTTAGGTGCGCACAAATGGTTGGCCTCCTTTGACTTGAACTCATTGTATCCACATTTGATCATGCAATATAATATTAGCCCAGAGACAATGGTTCCATTCAGGGATCATAATTGTACGGTTGATAAGTTATTGTATCAGGAAATTGATACAACAAGACTCTTAGAAATGAATCTTACCATGACCGCTAATGGCGTTTGTTATCGTAGAGATGAGCATGGGTTTATCCCTGAGTTGATGGACAAGATGTACAAAGACCGTTCTATGTACAAGAAGCAAATGATCAAGGTTCAGCAAGAGTACGAGTTGACTAAGAATAAAGAATTGCTGAAAGATATCTCACGCCTCAATAACCTTCAGATGGCAATGAAAATTGCTTTGAACTCAGTATACGGGGCGATCGGTAATGCTTACTTCAGATACTTTGATATTCGTATCGCCGAGGGTATCACCACATCGGGTCAGGTTTCAATTCGTTGGATGGCAAATAAGCTGAACGTGTACATGAATAAAATCATGAAGACCATCGACAAAGATTATGTCGTGGCCATTGATACGGATTCGATTTATCTATCGCTTGAAACTTTGGTTGAGACTACCTGTAAGGGTAAGAGCACTGAAGATAAAATTAAGTACATGGATAAGATTTGTGAAGAAGCATTCATCCCGTTCATTGATAAGGGTTATCAAGAGTTGGCGGATTACATGAACGCCTATGAGCAAAAGATGATCATGAAGCGTGAGGTGCTTGCGGACAAGGCTATCTGGACAGCGAAGAAGCGTTACCTTATGAATGTTCATAACTCAGAGGGTGTTCAGTATGCGGAGCCAAAGATTAAAATCTCTGGACTTGAGATGGTTAAGTCTTCAACTCCAGCCGTGATCCGTCAGTCACTGCGCGACTCGGTAAAGGTTATTCTTCATAAGGAAGAAGTTGATCTTAGATCGTTCGTTGATAAATTCAAGGGTACTTTCTTGAAGATGCCGGCACAGGATATCGCATTCCCACGTGGAGTGAATAACCTGAAGAAGTACACTGGGTCGCCCATCTACGCGAAGGGTACACCTATCCATGTTAGAGGTTCATTACTACACAACCACCATTTAAAGCGACTGGGGTTGACTAAGAAATACGAAGAGATTCGTGAGGGTGATAGAATTAAATTTGTTTATCTAAAATTGCCAAATGTATTTCAGGAAGATGTAATTGCCTTTGTTGGTGAATTGCCTGAAGAGTTTGGTTTGGCTCAATACATAGATTACGATCTGATGTTTCAGAAATCATTTATTGACCCGCTACAAATTATTCTTGATGCCGTCAATTGGTCAGCCGAAGAACGTTCATCACTAGAGGATTTCTTTTGAACAATATTAAAGTAATAAAAACAGGGATTGACATTTCAAAGATTGTCACCCAACTAAAACAATATCCAGAGGACTGGGCATCTCAACGTAAGATCGAGGGTGCTGAGTCTTTACTGGATCGAGGCTATGATGATATTCCCGTTGGAGTGCTTCAGTTAATTGTTGGCGGAGTTCATCATAAGGATGACTTCGTGGGCGATACAGAAATTTGTATTGAGACCGCAGCAATTAAACGCCACACTGAAGTCATTAGGTTTGTTCGCCGACACTTTAAGAAAGTATACCGTTGCGGGTTCTTATCAATTCCAGTTGGTGGTATTGTGGGTCGGCATGTCGATGAGGGAACGTATTACCTCACGAAAGACCGCTATCATTTAGCCATTCAGGGGCAGTATGAATACTTTGTTGGTGATGAATCAATCATTGTAAATCCAGGAGATCTTATTTGGTTCAATAATAAATTATCTCATGGTACAGTAAACCTTGGAAACGGTACTCGTGTTACATTCGTGTTTGACGTTCCAATGTCAAAGAAATAAATTTGATTGAATATAGCATGTACGGTATAATAAATGAGTAACCTATTTTATGGAATCCTATGAAGATTTTAAAATTCTACGCTGACTACTGCGAGCCTTGTAAAGAGTTTGATAAAATTATTGAGAAGGTAAATTGTAAGACACCGATTGTACCTTACAACTATGACGTTAGAACAGCAGCAGTACTTGAGTATGGTGTGCGGTGCGTACCAACTCTAATCATGTTGGATGACTATGACATCGAGATGCGTAGGCTAATAGCACCAACAACCGAAGAACAATTCAAAACATTTATTGAGGAACGCGCATGAGTTTAATGGATAAGATTAAGAAAGTAACAACGATTAAAGATTCAGCAATTCTATCTTCATCGAGATACTTTAGTAAAAAAGATATGATTCAAATGAGCATTCCCTCTTTGAATGTTGCGTTGTCCGGTGAATTGGATGGTGGCTTTGTTCCAGGACTTACCCTTTGGTGCGGACCAAGTAAACACTTCAAGAGCATGATTGCCTTACTTCAGGCAAAAGCGTACATGGACAAGTATCCAGATTCAGTCGTGGTGTTTTACGATTGTGAATTCGGTACACCCGAGGCTTACTTTAAATCACTGGACATGGACACAAGCCGAATTCTTCACGTTCCAATCATGAACATGGAAGAGTTTAAGTTTGATGTGATCGCACAATTAGAAAACCTATCTCGTGGTGACCGAGTTATTTTTGTTATTGACTCACTCGGTAACATGGCGTCAAAGAAAGAAATGGAAGATGCTAAAGACGGTAAGTCTGTATCTGACATGTCACGTGCAAAACAAATGAAATCTATTTTCCGCATGATCACTCCATACCTGAATCGCCTTGACATTCCAATGGTTGCCGTGAATCATATCTACATGGAACAGGGTTTGTATCCAAAAGCAATTATCTCCGGTGGTACAGGCATTTACCTCTCCGCGGATAATATCTACGTCATGGGTCGTCAGCAAGAGAAAGATGGTACAGAGGTGATTGGTTATAACTTTATCATCAACGTTGAGAAGTCACGGTACACTCGCGAGAAATCAAAGATCCCGCTTTGTGTAAAATTTGAGGGTGGAGTTTCACGCTGGTCTGGGCTTCTGGAAATGGCTTTGCTATCCGGTAATGTGATTAAGCCTAGTAACGGTTGGTATTCAAAGGTTGACGTAACCACTGGTGAAGTTGAAGAAAAGAAATACCGTATCAAAGATACCGATACTAAAGATTTCTGGATGCCAATTTTACTTGACAAGCATTTCCGAGATTGGGTACGTGATAACTACAAAGTATCAAATGGTGCGATTATGTCTGATGATGCTATTGACGCTGAGATGGCTGCTGTTGCTGCCATTGAAGAAGAACTTGGAGATGACGAATAATGTTTGGGGTCGTTAGACCTCACAAAACCCTCGAGAAAAATCTTGAGGGTAGAAAGGTATTCGCCTTTGAGTTGCTTGAAGATCCATTCAAGGGTATAATTATATCATACAACGAAGTATCTTTCACGGAAGATACTGCGAATGATCGGTTACATTTACATTTTGATTATGAGCTTCATCGAGATAATGAGTCAAGCTACGAAAAGCCTGAGTTAGAAGAATACCTCGGTGACTTCCTTCAGGAACTTCTTCATGAAGGTGTTGCTCATAACAGTTTAATTTACAAGGGCGGTACTGATGACAATCGAAGCGACGATCCTAAGCAATCTGATTCACAATGAAGTTTATGCTAGGAAAGTAATTCCATTTTTGAAGAAGGATTATTTCGGTGCGAATGAAGGGATTGTTTCTGATATTATTTCTAAGTTTTTTTCTGAGTATAACAAGCCAATTACAAAAGAAATTTTACACATTGAAATCGCCAAACGCCGAGACCTCAATGAACATCAATACAAGGATGTAAAGGCTTCGGTTGATTCTTACGTTGCTGAACCTATCAATGAAGAGTGGCTCTTGAATGAAACTGAAAAGTTTTGTCAGCAACGGGCAGTCTACAATGCCATCATGCAATCTATCAAGGTGATCGAGGGTAAGGTGAAGGATGTTTCTCAGGACGCAATTCCTTCCTTACTATCCGAGGCTCTTTCGGTTTGTTTTGATAATCACATTGGTCATGATTACCTAGAGGACTGGGAATCACGGTATGACTTCTACCATCGCGTTGAAGAAAAGATTCCCTTTGATCTTGACATGTTCAATAAGATTACTGGTGGTGGATTATCCAAGAAATCTCTGAACGTTATTCTTGCCGGCACTGCCGTGGGTAAGTCATTGTTCATGTGTCATGTTGCCGCCTCACATTTGATTCAGGGTAAAAATGTTCTGTACATTACCATGGAGATGGCTGAGGAACGTATCGCTGAACGTATTGACGCAAACCTATTGAACCTATCAATGACTGAGTTGAAAGTTGTTGATAAAGAAATCTACGGTAAGCGTATTGATAAGATTAAAAACAAATCACCTGGCCGTTTAATCGTAAAGGAATTCCCAACCGCCACGGCTCACTCTGGCCACTTTAGGGCGTTGATTGAAGAACTGAAGTTGAAGAAAGAGTTTATTCCAGATATCATTTTTATTGATTATCTAAATATCTGTGCCTCTGCCAGAATGAAGATGGGTGCTTCGGTTAACTCCTACACTTATATTAAATCTATTGCTGAGGAACTCCGCGGACTGGCAGTAGAATATAATCTACCAATCCTAACGGCCACACAAACCACCCGTTCCGGTTACACCAATACTGATATTGGACTTGAAGATACCTCTGAATCATTTGGTCTTCCAGCTACCGCTGACTTGATGTTTGCTTTGATTTCATCGGAAGAACTTCAAGAACTAAATCAGATCATGGTCAAGCAATTGAAGAACAGATACTCTGATGTCAATAATTTCAAACGATTTGTAATTGGAGTTGACAAATCTAAGATGATGCTTTATAATGTAGAAGAGTCTGCTCAAAATAATATATCAGATAAAGGCTCTCAGACTGAAGATGTACCAGCGTTTGATAAGAGTAAGTTTGGTAAACGAATGAAAGGTAATACCGATTACGGTGGATTAAAATTTTAAGGAATACTATGAAAGTTATTGTTGCTGAAAAGAAATATGACTGTTCGCATTTGCTAGGTAAATTTGTAGATGAATCACATTACGATTATTTGATTGAAGAAGATTGTGACGTCTACATGCCGGCAACCTGTGATCTGTCAACGGTGGCTGAATGTGATAAGGATTGTTCTTCCTGTGATGCCGGAGCCGATGAACGTAAAGTCATTTTGAAATTCCGGAAGAACTTCTTCTCAAAGGAAGAACAGGAGCAGGCATACCTAGGATTGCGTGAAGCTGCCGTTCAGTCACAGAACCGAGGATTAGCTGCCGGACCACGCGAGGGTAAACTTAACAACCGTGAATGGTTGACGGATTATCAGGATGCCATTCTTGATTATTTTATCAACCACTCAGCGTCACTTGAGGGTGATAGGCTTGAGGAGATTGATAAGATTGATCGTTCTACTATCACAGGTAGACAGGTTTGGTTATCAGCAGCAGTTGAAAAGAATAAGTTCAACTTTGATGAGTGGGTCACAAAAGTAAAATCACTTCCTCCTGAAGTTGCAAAGGAAGAAGCTGAAAATATTTTATCCGATTTCATTAGCACCACCTCATATGCCAATCAAGTATACTCTGGTATTGCAGGTTGGTTCGATAGATATCCTAGAATTCCCTATGGTCGCGCCACTACCTACACTCGCGACAAACTGGATAAGTTTAAATTATCATACCCATTCCTCCAATCGCTTGCTCGTGGGTTTAAGGACTTAATGCCTTGGCGGTATAATAACCAAGAAACCGTATCAAAGAAATTAGATCCTTCTTTCTTAGTTCCTGGAACACCATTTACAACTATCACTGTAAATAAAACATTCAGAACTGCCGCGCATTACGATGCGGGTGATTTGACTACTGGGTTGAGTAATCTACTGGTTCTTTCAAACAACGGTAACTATTCCGGCGGGTATCTTATTGCTCCAGAATATAGGGTTGCTGTTAATGTAAGACCAGGTGATCTACTACTCATTAACAACCATGAAGTTATGCATGGCAATACTCCTATTGTTTTACTCGATGAAGAAGCTGAGCGTATTAGCCTAGTTGTTTACTTTAGAGAAAAGATGTTAGAACTCGGAAGTAAAGAATATGAGCAAACTCGGTATGAATTCGTTGAAGAGCGCAGGCTAAACAAAGAACACAAGGGTCATGATGGTCGTGCTTTGTGGAATGGCGTTGGCGCTGGTATGTGGGAATCTGAAGAGTGGTATGAGTATTGCGCCAAGGCAATCGGTGTTGAAGAGATGCAGAAGTATCACCCAGAAGCAATTAAAGCGACATCGCTTGAGGACTTTTTCTAATGTGTTCAGTTATTGGTGCTGTAATTAAAGACTTCAATGAACATCATGCTGGCTTACTTCACCGTGTGTTCATTGAATCACGTATTCGGGGAATGCACGCCACTGGACTATCATATGTGAAAAATGGTATGATCTATACCGATAAGCTACCAATATCAGCAACTAGATTCCCTTTTCATTTTATGGAGTATGTTAATGAGGATGGTAATCTATACCTAGTTGGTCACTGTAGGTACAGCACCTCTGATCTTGAGTATAATCAACCTATCGACAACGACTCAATCTCAATTGTACACAATGGCGTAATTACTCAAGAACTTCCCGAGAACTGGAAAACTAAGTACGGATATGATTGCGAAACAAAGAATGATACTGAGTTGATTTTAAAATCATTGGAAGATTCAAAGTCACCACTTGAACATTGGGCTGACTCATCCCTTGCTGTTTGTGAATTATATTCCAACAAGTCGATAAGATTTTATCGCAATGGTAAGCGACCAATTTATTTTACTTTGATCAATGGAGGAACTATAATTACCTCTACAGAGGATATCGCTTCTCGCGCGGGTATGTCTGATACAGCTGAGGTTCCGTATAACACATATCTCACGGTAGATGAGAGAAACGTAATGACCATTGAACGGGTAGATATAAACAATAAAGACTTACAACAGGTTGAATATGAAACAATACGAATCTAATAAATTTACATATGGCATGGAGATAGAGTGGGGAGATGTTCCCCGCTATTTTTCAATTCCGGATCATCTGGGTACATGGGAATATTCTGAGCGTGATATCATTAACCTAAGATATCCACATCAATACGTTTGCGCGGATCCACTTGGACAAACTCCCCCAGTTGGTGGTGAGATTAACACCAAGCCCACTAGAACTTGGGTGGAACAGGTAGATAGGTATTTTGAATTACAGAAACTCTTTGAAGATAATGGCACACCACCAACAGTTTGCGCCACCACACATACTCACATACATTGTCGGGTTCCTGGGCTTCGGGATGATATTGATGCGTTGAAACGTTTGACTAAGTACATTAAAGCAAATCAAACCAAGGCCATTGATTACGTCTACGGGTTCTATGATCATCCAGAGATGAGGGGTGCCAAGGGTGCTAAGATGTATCTCAAGTTTGACGGTGGTCGACCTATCCCAGATTACATGACGGATAATATTATCAACCTATCAACTGATTTTAATTCGTTTATTAAAATGCATGCTGCCGGAAAAGATGGCGTATCCATGGGTCGTCCCTTTAGGTTCGCAATTAACATGTATGCGTTAAAGCATATTGATACAATTGAGTTTCGATTGTTCCGTGGTACATTGAAGCGTAATGAAGTTGAGTCATGCTTTCGATTCGTTCAGGACTTCCTAGACGCAGCCCTTAATAACGGGTCAAGTGTGGAAGATCTGATTTCAGAAAACAATTATACCTTCCCTCCGATGATCTGGAGTTTACCTCAATTCAAGGGTTGGGAAACTACAAAGCATCCAGAAGGTCGTGGAGAAAAGGTGAGGACTTATGTTGAACCTGTCTAAGTGTTATCGAGATGATTTTATTGCCGCAATATCCTCTGATAAGGGTGATAACTTTGCGCGCACCTTTGTGGCCAAAGCAGACATGCAAGACCTGTGGAGAGATTGCTGGGGACAGTTTAATGGTAACGGTGAGTTAATGGCAGCCATTATCACTACCATGTCCAAGCGTAAACCCGTTGTGGCTAATCTTCAACTGCTTCATACCTTTGTTAAACACAGGGGTCAGGGTGCCGCTAAACTTCTATGTGAACATTCATTGCGTCATGTGAATAGACATAGAGCGGAATACTTCAGGGTGTCCTCGGAGGTTAGTGCCGTTGGATTCTATGAAAAGATTGGTTTCAAATTTTGGGGTAAGCAAAAGAGCGGGTGTCAGTTGTCAATCTTTCGTATTGATGGAGATACCTTTGCTAGTGGTGACTACGATTATCATGATCACATAATCAACAACGCAATTCATAAGAAAGGTAAGGGTGGTTGCGTTGAAATCTTTGACATCTCAACAAAACAAAAATTTGATCTACAAGACATATCATAGTATAATAGTATTATGAATCATAGAGAAAATCCAAGAGAGTCTTTCATCCGTTGGTACGCATGGTCGCTTCAGTATAATGATTGCGACCCAGCGGTGTGGGCGACGAATTATTTGAATAAGCGGTATGAGCATAACGATGAACAGCGATTGTGGTTATGCTGGCTCTACGGCAATACCTAT